TCATGCTGATTTTTTGCTTACAGGCTTCGTTTCTTGCTCCGGCGTGGCAACGGTCTGACCACCTGGCGACCCAGCCCGTGCACGAGATTCGATGCGTCGCAAAATCTCTTTGTCGGTTTCTTCATTACCATCTAGAGCCATACATATAACGTCTTTAAGCGATTCCCTGATGTTTAGGCTTCTGATGGCATTCTCCTGTTCGTCCTGGTCGCTGTCGGCCTGCGTAGCTTGCCTGGTGGGTTGTTGTAGGTGTTCTAGGACTCCTTTGATGCCAAATTCACACAAAGCGCGAAAAAGATTGAATTGATCTTCTGCGGATGTCATTTCCAGTATTGATATCAACCCTTTGTTTAAATCATTCCTCACTGGAGTTTCTCCGTCTTTCGACACCAAGGAGCAGCGTATTTTTTCAGGCAAATCAGGTAAGTAGAAGTATACCTGATGTCCCTTCACACCAGGTGTAATTCTTTTCTCTTTGCGCCATCCGCCCCTTTTGGCTTTTTGGTGAATTCCCTGAATTGTGGCAGGTAAACCATGAAGCCCTACCAGGTCTTTTGCGGCAACCCATTCTTGTTTCATTCTACCCCCTTAGATTTAAACAAAAGAGCATGAAATAGAGCTTTTGTTTAAAACACAAAAATTACCTCAAAAACAAAACGATAAGTCACACGGTCGCCAAAATGTTTTAAACACAGATTTAAACATGTTGACTTAAACATTGTTTAAATCTAGTATTCTTCACGCAGGTGAGTAACTCAATCGCGTACACATGCGAGTAATCACTCAAGATCTCATATCTGTTGATTTATGTGAAGAGGTAGAGACGTGAGACAAGATATGCATCCGTCAGATATCAAGGCGGAACTAGAAAAGAAAGGAACAAACTTTAGTCGGCTTTCACGAGAGCATGGAATGAAATCAAGAAGTTTGGGTAATGTTCTACGTACAAAATGGCCCAAAGCAGAAATGATTGTCGCTAGTGTGATCGGTAAAAAGCCAGAAGAAATTTGGCCATCACGTTATGAATAAGAACAACGACTATGAAGTCAAGTTCGAACCTGAATGGTTTACGTTGAATGAACTAACAGGGCTTCAAGGGCTACCGAAAACTGTACAGGGGATCACTCAAAAAGCTAAACGAGCGAACTGGACAAGAAGAAGGAAGTCTGGAGTTCAGGGGAAAATATATGAGTACCATATATCCAGTTTACCTAAAGATGTTCAGAAGGTTTTACGTCAACGCCTGACCCATCAGGTCCTGGAAGATGCGCAACTGCCCGCAGTGGTTGAGCAGAAGGCAGCTAAAAACGTCACCGTCCGCGATGAGCTGGAGGTGATGGTCAAATGCCCGGAACTGGCATTACGCGAAGTTCAGGCACTGACCGACAAGCAAAAGGCCATCGCTGATGCGCGGATATTGCTGGCTACCGAAGTGCATAAACTGCGTGAATACGCAGGAATGTCCAGGACGGCAGCGATAAAACACATCGTTGATGGTATCCGCCAGGAGGCTTTGCCCGAGCGCGTTATTGTGGCAGGTAATACCGCCAATGCCCGACAGGGTAAGCGAACTGGCGTCAGTACAGGGAGTTTACAGGAATGGTATTCCGCCTGGCTGATGGCGCGCGGTGATGCCAATCAGTTACTGGCGTTACTGGCTCCCGGTCATCATAAGGGAACACCGTGGGAGCAGGTCTGGTGGTTGAGCGATTTCTTTATGTTCTATCGCTCATGGAAGCGCCCGACTGTTGAATATGCGTATCGTGAGTTTTCAGCCTGGTGGCATGAAAAACACGCGAATGATGCGGGAATGCTGGCGGCACTGCCTTCAGTTCACGCAGTAAGACGGGTGTTAAGCAGCGTCCCGGTGATTGTTAAAGAGCGTTTCCGCTCCACCGGTTCAGCCTGGCGTTCGCTCAATCCCTTTGTGCGGCGCGACTGGACATCATTACCGGTTAATGCGGTATGGGTCGGGGATGGTCACTGTATGAAAATGACCGCGTTTAACCCCCTGACCGGCAATATTTTCCGGCCAGAAGTGACGCTGGTTATGGATGCTGGGCAACGCTTTGTTGTGGGCTGGTCACTGTCCCTGTCGGAGAACGTGATAGCCGTTGCTGATGCGTTACGTTACGGCATGGCGCAGCACGGGATACCGCTGATTTATTACTCCGATAACGGGGGCGGTGAAAAAAACCGGGTGCTTGATGCCGATATTACCGGGATTCTGCCCCGGCTGGGTGTAGAACATCACACGGGGATACCAGGTAACCCGCAGGGGCGCGGGGTGATTGAACGGGCAAACAAAGGAATACCTAAAGACGTGGCTCTGAGTTTCCAGACGTACTGCGCAAGGGATGCAGACAAGGAAACCGTAATGATGCAGCAACGGATTATGCAGTCAGCCATTAAGGCCACCCACAAAGGGAAAGAGCTGACAAAACGGCAGGTTAAGGCGAGGGATGAAATCCCCACCTTTGAGCAACTGATGGCCGCCATAGAGCTGGAGGTCAGACGCTATAACAACCGGCCACACAGCAGCCTTCCCCGCAAAGAGGATGGCGAATATTACAGCCCGGCAGCGTATCGCCGGAAACTGATAAAAGAGCAGAATGTTGAAATTGATTTCCTGTCGCCGGAAGAGCTGCATGAAATGTTCAGGCCGGAGGTGACGCGCAAAACATTTCGCGGGGAAATTCAGTTATTCAACAATATTTATTACTCGTATGAGCTGGCCGCAGAGCACGGGAATGAAGTCAGGGTCAGTTACGATATTCATGACGCAAACAGTGTCATTGTCCGGCGGGCTGATGGCTCTTATATCTGCGATGCCATCTGGAACGGTAACAAGGTTGATGCCTTCGCTAAACCAGTTATCGAACAAAAACTGGAGAAACGCGTCAGAGGCCGCATTGCACGGGCCACGCAGAAAATCGAAGAGGCTAAACGCGAGCTTACCCCGGCTATTACGCAGAAACCTGACTTTAATTTTGGATTTGGTCTGGAGCGTAAGGAGGAAAAGAAAAAAGAAGAACTTTATTTCTTTGCATCCGAGCGTGACCGCAATTTAAAGAAAGACGGCACAAACAACCGTTAATTTAAAAGGTATTTAATATGAGTTTAATTACGCAATTAAATGACGTAATGGCCCGTTGCGGCTATACGCAGACCCACGTTGGTCGTGCAATTGGTCGTAGTAGCGCCGTTATCAACCAGTACTTACAGGGTAAATATGTAGGTGACGTTACTGACGTTGAAGAGCGTATATCTTCCTTTGTCAGTCGTGAGCTGGAGAAGCAAAGTAATCGTCGTGTTAAAGCGAAATTTGTCGCCACGGAAATGGCAGATAAAGGGCTGGAGATGCTCTCTTATGCTCATGCGTATTGTGAAATCTGCGTGCTGCATGGCGAGGCTGGTCTTGGAAAAACAATGATTCTGAGTGAATACGCCGCCAGAAACCGGGATGCGATACTGATTGAGGCTGACACCGGCTATACAGCCAGGGCGCTACTCGGGGAGCTGTGTCGCCAGCTGGGGGTAAAGGTTCGCGGCAGTATTCACGAACTGATTGATGTCTGTGTGCGCGAACTGCGTGATTCCGGTCGTCTGCTGATGGTGGATGAAGCCGAGCTACTCCCCTACCGTGCACTGGAGGTTCTGCGCCGTCTGCATGACAAGGCGGGTATCGGGATTGTTCTGGCGGGTATGCCGCGCCTTGTGACTAATCTTAAGGGTAATCGCGGGGAGTTCGCTCAGTTATACAGTCGTGTGGGTGTGGCGCTTGATATGGGGAATACGTTGTCGCCAGAGGATTTTACGCCAATAGCCACAGAATTGATGCCGGAAGCGGAAACGCCAGAAATCGGCGAGGCGCTTTATACATATTCGCGTGGTAACGCCCGTCGCCTGTTCAAACTGGTGCGTGGCGTGTACCGGATGAGTGATGTCACCAAAGTGCCAGTGAGCGTAAAAGCTATTGAGAAATTCTCCGAAATGTTAATTAAGTGACTGGAGTTTTGCGCATGGAAAAAATGGCTCTCAGAAATGAAATAAGGGCACTACAGAGTATTGGTCGTAATGGTTGTATTTATTCTAATGGAACCCCTGGTGAAATTATTCCGTTTGTTGATTGCTTCGTGCCGGGTGAACTGCGCATTGATTTGTATTCCCGTGAACGGGAAATCAATGGAACCGGAAATACCAGCGACGACTGGGATGTTGATGAATGCTGTGCGCGATTAATGATTATTCCTTTTGAGCAGACTTTACAGGGGTTTCGTCGGGCTTATCGTCTTGCGCGTATGTGTGCCCGTCTTCCCCGTTATCAGCCACGACTTGCGTTTGCACTCAGATAATGCAGCGCAGAAATGTTAATTCACTGATGGAGAACAAGACGATGGAAAAGCAGACCATTAATGCCGTCCGTTCCCGTGCCCGTGTGGCCATCCACACCACCGGCGGTCGTGTAACGGGGCAACATCACCGTTTACCTGTGGTTTATGCCTGCCCACCTGTGGGTGGTCCTGTATGGCCGGTAACGGAAATCGTCCAGACATTCAGCGGCCTGCGCCGCGTGGTGAAAACATCCTGTATCGACGGCTGCACCGTCGTATGGCAGTAAAACGAGGAACTGAAAATGTCATTAGAGCTTGAGTTAACTTTCAGCCTGGACAGGCCTGGTAAACCGGAGAAAGCCGTCGCGACGTATCAGTTGCCGCCTGATGTCACGGGAGAGCAGGTTTCCGACATTATCATAAAAACTCACTGTTTTATGAACGAAATTATTTTTAAATCGTTTGATTTCAAAGGTGGAAAACATGGCGGTTAAGTTAGAAGTAATTATCTATACCGATGAAAACGGTACGCTTCGTGTCAGAAGCATGGGGGCTGTTGATAAAAAAGGATTTACGGATGAAGAGGTCGGAGTAAGACAACGGTTATGGGAGGCAATGAATCAAACTCTTAATAAAGAATTTAACGGCGTTGATTTATTTTCTGTTGGCGTGGAACCCTGCGCGCATAACACACATTAATCTGTAAATATCACTGAGGTAATTTAATTATGACGACTGAAAATAAAGTTAAGCAATACACGAAAACTCAAGCGCCTGAAGGTTACTGGGTGGATGCCCGTGGCGTAATGACACCTGAAAGCCTTATCAAAGATATTGACCGCGACCGCGAGCAGCTGGTCGGTGAGCTTGTGGAGATGGTGATTGCTGCCTCCGCCTCGCTGCGTGAACTGAAACTGCGCGCGTTTGGTGATATTCAGGCATTTATTGACCTGTCGGCGGAGAAATACGGCGCTGTGAAAGGCGGTAAAAAAGGCAATATCACGCTTTACAGCTTTGACGGACGCTACAAGATTCAGCGCGCTATGCAGGACCGTATCGCGTTTGATGAGCGCATCCAGACCGCGAAATCGCTGATTGATGATTGCCTGGCTGACTGGACGGAAGGAGCGCGCCCTGAAATTAAAGCCATCATCAGTGAGGCATTCAGCACGGACAAGGAAGGCAATATTAACACCGGGCGCGTTCTGGCTCTGCGTCGTCTCGATATTACGGAGGAGCGCTGGGATAACGCCATGACGCTGATTGGTGAAGCCGTCCAGGTGGTTGGCAGCAAAAGCTATATCCGCGTGTATGAGCGCGTCGGTGATTCTGATGAATACCGCGCAATCCCGCTTGATATTGCAGGGGTTTAACATGCATCAGGATATCAAAGAGTACAGAGCCGGAAATAGTTGCGCAGCGTATTCGCTGGGTGCATCCAGAGCAGAACAACGCGGCGATTATGCCGGGGCTGAAAAGCTGTGGCGTAAGGCAGCACAAAGCCCATGTAGTACCCTGCGTCGTATCTGGGCTGAACATCGTGCGGAGTTCTGCGCTAACGCTCACCTGAAGGGCTGGAGGCCACGCCATGAATGCGAAGAACTTTAATAAGCAGTATCCGGTAGGGACTCGCTTCATGCACACTGCACATCCGGCGTTGCGTGGTGGTCGTGTGGTGAAAACCGTTTCACCGGCCAGAGATTTTAAATGTGGTTGTGTGGTTGAAATTAATGTCGAGCCTTATTTCGTAAAAGTCGAAACACTGAAAGCACCGCATTAATTTAATTTGTTTTTAATTGTTATTTAAAACAGGCGTAAACCCGCCGGGGCTGGCTTACGCCTGAATTAAGGGGATTTGTATATGAAAGATAAAGTCTGGGATTTTATTGTTACTCCTGAAGGTTTTGCTACCCGTTCATCTGAGAAGTTAACCAATGTAACGTTATGGGCGTCATCATTGCTGGGACGTCTGGGAGGACCCGGTAGTTTTATGGATGTGGTACTTAATGCCCAGATTGCCGGGAATGCTATGGCCAGTAAGGGGGCTTATATTCAGGGGGATTTGTTCGCCATGATGGCAAATGACACGGTGGCACTGTACCTCGCGACACGCAACATACTGACAAGAATATCCATGCAGTCATGTAGGGAGGGTATGGAAGACCTCCGGGACATTCTTGAAGGTGATTTGCTCACTATTTCAGGCGTGCAGGAATCCCTCCCGCGTCAGTTGCGGTTTATTGACCTGATGGAGTCATATAAAGATAAGCCTGATTTTTTTCAGATTCGATTCAGTGGAATGGAACTGCTGAATGAATATTATCCGCTGGATTCGATTTCCCGTGATGTGAAGGCGTTCGTAAAGTCTGTTGACCGTCATTACCGGAAAGCTGAATGTCGTAGTTAATAAGTCTGTTTTTAATTTTATTTGTATATGGCGTAAACCCGCCGGGGCTGGCTTACGCCTGAATCTGAGGAAGTTTATTTATGAATATCGCTAAGCAAAAAAAATTCGCCCGCGAAATTAATCTGACAATCGTTTGTTTTAATCGTCTTGCGACCAGTTCTCAATCAACAGCAGATGTTCATTCAGCGCCGCAGCCAGAACGAGCTCCCCACGCTCCTGAAGGCCGTGCCGGAAGTCGCGTAATTCAGAATTCAGGATGCTGAGGTTCAGACGACCATGAAAGATAAATACATTGCCAAAATCAAAAAACTGTTACGCCTTGCCAGAGGGACATCAAGCCCGGAAGAAGCCGCTAACGCTATTGCAAAAGCCCAGGTTTATATGCGCCAGCATGGCATCAGCGAAAACGACGCTGAATTGTTCGACATTCAGGAAGCTGCCAGCGCGGGTGCGCCGAGTGATGCCAGTACGCCGCCGCGTTATATGCACATCCTGTGTGACCTGGTCTGTAAAGCCTTCGGTGTCGAGTGTTACATATCCGGTGAGTACCGGGCTTCTGGTTCACTCAAACGTCACGTGCGTTTTTATGGCTCTGACAGCCGCCCGGAAATCGCGGCTTACGCGTTTGATGTGCTTTCCCGTCAGATGATGGCAGAGCGCAAGAAATATCAGGATAAACACTGCAAACGTTGCGGCCCGTCCACGCGGGTAGCCCGTGGCGACCAGTTCTGCGAAGGCTGGGTCTTTGGTGCCCGTGATGTCATTGCGGTGTATGACGTCTCCCCGGAAGAAAAAAGTCGCCTTGAGCTTTACAGAAAGAACCTGCACAGCACTAAAGGACTGCGCGACGGGGATATGCGCACAGCTAAAGCGTGTCGGGGTGCAGAGTTTGCCGCTACTGCCGGTTTTATCGCCGGGAAAAACGCCAGGCTGCATCAGGGGGTTAATGGTCAGAGCAACAGACCGCTGGCACTGGGGAGGGGGTAACGATGGCTTTTAAACTTCTCAGTGTTACCGAAGCAATATACCAGCCTCCCGGAGAACGCCACGAATACAGGATGAATGACGGTAGCGCGGCGGTTGAGTTCCCTAAATATCCGGGGGCTTCCCGGTGGCGGTTCTATGACAGTGCGGGACACCGGATTATTAAAAGAACCGTACACAACGCCATGAAAGCCGCTGTAGAACGTCACAAAAGGAGGTTTAACTGCAAATGAATATTGAATTTTATGACTATGGGGTTACTGCAAAAATCATTGTCACCTGCTGGTTCTGGGAGTTCCGTCGCTATTGCCGGGTTGTGGATGCGGCGCTGTTTGCGGCCCCTGAAGTGCACCATCAGAGCGGTGGCGGTCTTTTAATGAGAACCGTCATCTACGGTAAGACGGTCCCGATGTTACGGGCGTTTAAAGTGGCAAAACAGGAGGCTGGCAATGGTCATTGATAAAACGATAACGATAGATATAGCCATGAATGCAGGCATCGCTCTTCTCGGTTGGTGTTACATCATGCTCCGCGCCGGGATGTGGCTGTCCCTTGTATTCCTGAAAACATGGAATAAGCACCGTAAACAGACGCAGCAGCAGAAGGCAATGAATGCGTTTTTTGAGGCCTTCGATATCGACAGCATAGAGCCGGGAGAACCAACCCGCGTTATCCCCGTAGGTGATGTCGTGATTTTGGTATACCGGAGTGAAAAAAATGAACAGGAGGCGGCGCAGTGAACCAGCAAACCAGAATAAGCGATAAGAGCCTGACCAGACTGATTGCCGATGCGGACAAGGTGCTGGAGCGAAACAGCCCCGTTGCCGATGAGGAATGGTGGCAGGATTTCCGGGCCGCAATGCTGGAACTTCAGGAACGTCGTCGGGAGGAGTTGAAGTGAGTGAATTAAAGTGTCGAATTAATGGCAATCGAATAGAGCCGTGTGCTGCATTGGCAAAGTCTCTTGAGCACGATGCTGAATGCTCAGTAAGAAAAGGCTTACTGCTATACAAAATCTGGAATGAGAGTTTAACCCGTGGACCTGATTTGGTGATGTTGCGTTCTGGTGAGTTTTCTAAATCACCTATTCGAGTCTCATTTTGCCCGTTCTGTGGTGAAAGTCTGAAAACATGGAAAAAGGAGGCAACCAGTGAGTGAAGTTAACTATCAGGCACTGCGAATGGCGGCAGAAAATGCAACACCAGGCGAATGGTGTTCTGATGATTACTATGGGGTAATTGCTGATGCCGGACTGAACGCAAATTACTACATAGCATCATGCTCAGGACCAGATAATCGCGCCAATAAGCGATTCATAGCAGCAGCCAATCCGGCTACCGTGCTGGCACTGCTGGATGAACTGGAGTATTACAAATCACGCGAAGAGCGGGTTACAAAGCTGGTTATGGATAACTCGACAAGTTGGGATGCTCTTTACAAGAAGCTGGAAGCCGCAGAGAAGCGCATAGCAGAACTGGAAGCACGGGAAATAAAACCAGCCAAAGGCGAAGTTCTTGTCGTTGTATCTGGTTTTACTGGTTGCGGAAAAAGCGCCATTGCCGGGGAAATAGAAATCGCGATGAAGGCTATTGGTGTACCGGTTAAGTGGACTAATGGCGATGCAGAAAAGCGCATGACTGGCGCTGACTGGCTGACAGCAATTGAGATGTACAAACCAACTGTGCGCATCGTGGAAGTTAATGTGCTACGTGCCGCAGGCATTCGCATCAAAGGAGAGTGATATGACCACTATAACCAGAGAAAAAGCGGAGATTAAATCATTCATCACTGGTTTCCTGAGCGACCCGGCGCACGATAACCAATCTTCAAACAGCCTGCTTGCCAATGTGTTTCGTATCGCGCTGGCATCGCTGGAAGCAGAGCCGGTGGCATGGATGCGTGATGACGCAGATGGTCGTGAGTATAACGCTCGCAACGAATTTTCTTATGGAGGGAGAGGCATTCCACTCTACGCTGCCCCGCCAGCGACGGTGGTGCCGGAATTTGAAACATGGTTTAACAGCCAGGAGTCAGGGAGGAGTATATGCAGCACACAGATTCGTCGTTCCCTTCAGGAAATTTCATGGAACGCCTGCTGCGCCGCCATGCTTCAGGGTAAGGGAGGTGAGTAATGCGTGTGGCATGTATCGGCTTGTTACCGTATCCGACTCGATTTTGGGCTTCTGCGCTAATTGCAAAGCCGCATGTCCTGATGGCTGACAGCATCATCCCGGCACCGAAACGCCGTACAGGCATTGCGGCGGCGAGACGAGCAGCAAAGAAACGCAGGAGAGCAAAACGATGAAAAATCGTAAGGCAAAAATTCTGTTAGCTCGCAGAAACGGTGTTGGGATCTGGCGATGGTTGAGGATTAGTAACAGACGAGTGAGGTTGACGGGGTGTTGCGGGGTGATGGGGCACAGCTGTTGCAAAAAGCCCAGCGCGGCGCAAAACCGCTGGAAGAATCACACTAACGCAAAGTAATTAAATAATAACCAATAACAGACCAAAACATATGTTTTGGTCTGCCAAAAGTAGTGTTTTGGTCATTATGAAGATTGAACAAATCGGAATGGCAGCCTTCCGGCAACAGGCTGAAAGCGGTGGCGTGGATGAGTTCGTCGTGCAGCGGTTCGGTGGTGTGTATCATCTATTCGCTGTGAATCGCCGCGCTGGTGTGTCCTATTTTCTACAGGAACGCCGTGGCGATTACAAGACGTGGCTGTCTCTTGACCGTGCCGCCGCGTTTCTGTCAGGGATTGGTGTTTCACGTTTTACCGTGCGTTTTGAGGATAACAAACATGCTGAAAAAGATGATCGGAGCCATTAAAGCCGGTCAGGCGTATCTGGGGTGGGATGATGCCCTTTATCGCCAGACGCTGGCCCGCCTGACCGGTAAAACCAGCACCACACGCTGCAACCTCGATGAACTGCGCATCATCCGGGAATATATGCACGAACAGGGATTCCCGCGCAAAGCGCCCGTCGGTAAAGGTCGCCGCCCCCGTGTTGCAATGAGCAGAAAATCGGTATTATCCAAAATTGAAGCGTTGCTGGCTGATGCCGGTCGTTCCTGGGCGTATGCAGAAGGACTGGCATCTCACATGTATAAGCAACATGTGATCGAATGGCTGACGGATGAACAGCTTTTCGGGGTGATGGTGGCGCTGACAAAAGACGCCAGAAAACGAGCCAGAGCAGCACATAAACAATAAAGAATCAGCCCCTGCCTTGCAGGGGCTTTTTTGTGGTCTGTACAGGCGATCATGTATGGCTATAATAACAGTAAGTTACTACCGGAGACGCCATCATGCAGACCTTCAGTGAAACAGATCTTCGCGATGCGCAGGCACTGTTGCCTGATTCCGTGCAGCAACTGATTAGCGTGATTGGCTTCCCCGCCCTGACCCGGTTAATCCGTTCTTTTGGTGGCGTGACGTTAAGCGGTAAAACCGGCGCACACGCCGAACGAACCGGCGGTGTCCATGCCCTGTTACATGACGTGCTGACCGAAGACGAAATCAACAAACTGATCCGTTTTCTTGGCGGCGCACCGTTTTACATTCCCCGTTGCGATCATGCGTTACGTGCCTTGCGTAACACCCGTTTTATGGCTGATTTACAGCAGCATGTAAAAGGCGGATGCTCACACCGGCAGGCGCTGGCACTGCTCTGTCCCCGTTACGGCATTTCAGACCGGTACGCATGGCAACTGATACACCGACGACAAAAACAGACTTCGCTGAAAAGCCCCACCCAGGTGGGGCTTTTTGATTAATGAGACTCAGAAAAAAGGAGACACGAAATGATGAGTTCTGACACCAATATCGACTACGCAGCACTCGGTGAATATACCGCATTTTCAGACAAGGCCCGGGATGCAGCCCGTCGCCGACATGCTGAGATATGTAATTTATCCAGTTATCTGGCGAGACAGGCCCAAAGGCCGGAGTCAGAAACGAATCATAATGAAGTGCTGTCAGCCGTAAACAGGATGCTGGACGCAGAACGGGAAATGCGTAAAGCCGTGGAAAGAGCTAACCTGCTTGCGCAGGCGTGTTATAAGCCACCATTAAAACTCGCTTCCCTTTAACCCATCCAGCTAATCAACCTGCCGGGGGTGCTGAACACCCCCAGCAGTACCCACCACACCAGACCGTTTACCCTGTCCACTCAGACCACAAGGCACCTTAAGGGATAGCGCCCTGCAAAAGGCTTTTGTGCCTTTGACAGGGTGTTATTTACGGGCCGTCAGTGGCTCAGATTTACAGGAGAAACTCATGTCTGAACCCTTATCAGGCGGCGGAGCTGTGGCAGTCACCATCGGTGGTGCCAGTGTGTTTGGTCTTCTCACCAATACCGATTTCGGGGTCGTGGTGGGCGCGTTTGCCGGGGCGCTTTTTGTTGTCACGCAACAGAAAGAAATCCCGGTCTGGCGAATGGCCATCCACCTGCTCGTCGCGTTTGTGGTTGGCGTTCTGGGGGCTGGCGTGGCTGCGTCACTGATGCAGTGGCTGACCCACTACAACGACAAGCCGCTCGATGCATTGTGTGCGGTCGGTGTCTCGGCGTTATCCATCAAGATACTGACCTTTCTTTATCAACAGGAAATTTCATCGCTGTTCGGCCTGTTTTCCAGACTGCGCGGCGGAGGGGGTGGAAATGGAAAGTAGCCTTGCCGGTATCGTGAACGTCTGGCTGTGTCTCGCCATTGTGCTGGGGTTGTTTGTGTATCGTCGCCACGGTGCGGCGCATAAGCCGATGATTACCTGGCTGGCGTACTGGCTGATGCTCGGCTACATCATCATCCCGTTCCGCTGGCTGTCCGGTACATACACGCACTCCAGCTGGCTGGTTGTGGCGCTGAATCTGGTTTTCTGTGCGCTTATCGTGTGGGCGCACGGGAATTTGTCAAAAATCCTTTCGTTACTGCGGAGGTAAATATGTCGGAAAAATTCCGTTTCAGTCAACGTAGCGAGAAAAATCTGGCTGGCGTAAAGCCACAACTGGTGGCGGTTGTACGCCGTGCGCTGGCGTTGTCGGACGTCGATTTTGGTATTACCGAAGGTTTACGCACGAAAGAACGTCAGAAACAACTTGTCGCTGAAGGCAAGAGCCAGACCATGAACAGCCGTCACCTTACTGGCGATGCCGTTGATGTCGTGGCTTACGTTGGTAGCACCATTTCATGGGACTGGCCGTTATACGAAAAAATCGCCCGTGCCTTTAAACAGGCTGCCGCAGAGCTGGGTGTCGCCATCGAATGGGGCGGAGACTGGAAAACGCTGAAAGACGGGCCTCATTTCCAGTTAAAACGCTGATGCGGGACGGGTTATGAACAGAAGTCACTGGACCCACAGAACGCCACGTAAAGCCGCGCGCTGTGTTCTGGCCCTGTTTCTGATGATGTTGCTTCCGGTGGGATGCACAGACATTAACAGGGCGGGCCAGCTGTTTGACGCGGCGGCGCAGGTCTGCCGGATTATTGACGGCATCCGGCAGTGTTCACAGAGCTGATTTTTTAAGGTCTGACACAGTGAGCATTATCAGATTTACGGAATACACAGGTTCAGGAGGTGCTGGCGCTGTCATGGTGCTCGCTGAACGCATCACCCATTTTTACCGTCAGTGCGGTGCATATGGTGGCACGGTCATTGAACTGGATACCGGGAAAAACGTGTATGTTCTTGAAAATCCTGACGAAGTTAAATGCCTGATTGAACAGGCTCAGAAGGACACTTAATGGCGTGGTCACAGGATATCAGGGACAAAGTCCGTAACGGGTACATCTTTGACCAGCTTCCGCTGGATATCGTCGCCATGAAGTACGCCGTGCCGCACGACACCGCGCGGCGCTGGAAAACGCAGGCGATGAAGAACGGCGACGACTGGGACAAGCTGCGTGCCGCTCACGCGCTCGCCGGTGACGGGCTGGAAAGTGTCGCCCGCACCGTGCTTATCAGTCTGGTGGTGAAGTGTCAGACGACGCTTGAACGGCTGAACCAGAACCCGGACATCCCGCCGCAGGAGTCCGTCGAACTGCTGGCGAGTCTGTCTGACAGTCTCAGTAAGGCGGTGGCCAGCAGTAAAAAAATCCTGCCGGAAACCGACCGGCTCGCCACGGCACTGGAAGTGGTGCAGCGGCTCGGCGCGTTCATCAAGGAGCGTCACCCGGCACAGTATGCCCCGTTTCTTGAGGTGCTCGAAGGCTTCGCTAAAGAGCTTGAGGATAATTTCAGTTAACCACAGCGGCCCGGTTTTCCGGGCCGTCTGATATTTGTATACCAGGTGTGACGTGGCAAAACGTAAACTTTCCATTAAAGAGTTTCAGAGAAGCTTACAGGAATACATCGCCAACCTCCGCCAGACCATCGAGGCTGAATGTCTGGGGTTCGATGTTAACCCGCAGGCCACACAGGCCCGCCGGGCGGCAGTCTGCGACCCGGTGACGGGCTACGATTATTTTGTCGAAAACTATTTCCCGCATTACGTCCGCAACCCGGCAAAAAGCGAGCTGCATAAATACCTGTTCAGCCGTCTGCCACAGGTTGTGGCAAGCCCGGCCCCGGAGAACGACGCCATCGCCGCGCCCCGTGGTGAAGCAAAATCCACGCTGGTGACTCAGCTGTTTACCCTGTGGACCATTATCCGGGCCATTAAGCATTACCCGGTCATCATTATGGACAGTATCGACCAGGCTTATCCGATGCTGGAAGCCATCAAGGCTGAACTGGAATTTAACCCCCGTTTAAAAAACGATTTCCCGGAGGTGTGCGGACAGGGGCGCGTCTGGCGTATGGGGACCATCGTCACGGCCAACAATATCAAGGTGACCGTTGCCGGTAGTGGTAAAAAACTGCGTGGTCTGCGCCACGGTCCGTACCGTCCTGACCTGGTCATCCTCGACGACATCGAGAACGACGAGATGGTGCGTAACCCGGAGCAGCGCGACAAGCTGCATGACTGGCTCACCAAAACTGTGATGCCGCTGGGCGAGGCTGGCGGTAAAACCGATATTATTTATATCGGAACCATCCTGCATTACGACTCCGTGCTGTCGCGCACACTCAATAACCCGATGTGGAAAACGGCCCGCTTTAAGGCTGTTATTCAGTGGCCTGCCAACATGAAGCTGTGGGACGAGTGGGAAGAACTCATCCGCAATAAACAGCCGGAAGCGGCGGAGGCACTTTACCGGCAGAACGAAGCCGACATGCTCGCCGGGTCAGTGGTGTCATGGGCGGCGCGTCCCCTGCTGGCGCTGATGAAAATCCGTGTCCGTGACGGTCATGACACCTTTGATTCTGAATACCAGAACGACCCGGTCAGCGGTGAAGACGCGCTGTTTGCGGGCTGCATTAAATTCTGGGTTAACCGTCTTGATGAATGGGTATTCTACGGCGCTGTTGACCCCAGCCTCGGGAAGAAAAACAAAAACCGCGACCCGTCGGCCATTCTCGTGGGGGGCTTTAACCGCTTTACCGGCATTCTGGATGTGGTTGAAGCCGATATCCGCCGACGTCTGCCAAACAAACTTATCGAAGACGTGATTAAGTATCAGCGGGAATATCACTGTCTGTGCTGGTCGTTTGAGTCCGTCCAGTTTCAGGAGTTTCTGCGTACCGTGCTGGTTGAGCGTTCGGCGGCGCTGGGCGTGCCGGTTCCGGCGCTGCCGGTCATCCCGCTGGAGGATAAGGCACTGCGTATCGAATCCCTTCAGCCGCATATGGCCAACGGCCTGATTCGTATCAGTCACACACATCAGACGCTGATTGACCAGCTGCGCCACTACCCCAAAGCCGACCACGATGATGGCCCGGACTGTCTGCACATGCTGTGGACGCTGGCGGTATCGCGCAGCGCAAAATTTCAGATTCACACCCCACGCAGCACCGGGCGTGACCGTGACGGGCGTTTTGGTTCAGGAGGATGGTAATGGCACAGCTTGTTGATATTTACGGACGCCCGCTGAAACGTGAGGCACTCAAAACCACGCAGTCGGTCCGAGTGGCGGAACGGCTGCGCATTTATCCCGACCACCCGTCCCGTGGTCTGAACATCAGAAAACTGCCGCGCATTCTGGAAGCTGCCGAACGCGGTTATCTTCCGGCGCAGGCGATGCTGTTTGCGGATATGGAAGAACGTGATGGCCATCTGTTCGCCGAGATGGAAAAGCGCAAAAAAGCGTTGCTGACGCTGGACTGGTCGGTGGAGCCGCCCCGCAATGCCTCGAAGGCAGAAAAGGAGCTGGCCGCCGCCGTGGATGAGTGGCTGCACGGCATCCCGGACATGGAGGACATCATCCTCAACGGGATGAGCAGTGTCGGTTATGGCTTCAGCTGTCAGGAAATCAGCTGGGCGTTCGTGGATAAAACGTGGTTACCGGATGCGGTGACGCTGCGCCCGCATAACTGGTTCATTACCCTGCCGGAGCACAATGACGAACTCCGGCTGGATGACGGCAATCGTGGGGAAGATGGTAAAGACGGTTCCGCGCTGTGGCCGTTCGGCTGGCTGGTTCACCGTTACAACGCCCGGTCGGGGTTCCTGGGTTCATCCGGCCTGTTCCGCGTACTGGTCTGGCCGTATCTGTTCAAAAACTTTGCGCTGCGTGATATGGCAGAATTTCTGGAGATTTACGGCCTTCCGGCGCGCATTGCTTACTATGCACAGGGCACCAGTGACGAGGACCGGGACAACATTCTCGAAGCCCTGGTCAATCTGGGCCATGAAGCGGTGGCCGCACTGCCGCAGGGTAACGAAATCGAGTTCAAGGAAGCCGCGTCCGGCGGGCCGGAGGCGTTCATGTCGATGGTGGAATGGGCGGAGCGTACCACCTCAAAAGTGATTCTGGGCAGTACGCTGACCAGCCAGGCTGACGGTAAAACCTCCACCAACGCGCTGGGTAATGTGCATAACGAGGTCCGGCACGACATTCTGGCCGCCGATGCACGCCAGCTGTCCGGCATGTTCAGCAGCCTGATACAGATGATGGCCAGCCTCAACGGCTGGCAGGATATCCCGCCACGCCGTCTGCCGCGACTGGTGTTTGATGTGCAGCAGGAAGCCGACATTAAGGGTGTGGCAGAAGCCGTCAGCGTGTTGCTCAACAATGTGGGAATGAAGGATATCCCGGCGTCGTGGGTGCGCAAAAAAACCGGCATCCCCACCCCGAAAGACGGCGAAGAGGTACTGGTGCCGGTGGCACAGCGTCTCCCTGTGCAGGCGGGCCTCAACCAGCTGCGTGAGCGGCTGAATGTTGCTGCACTCAGTCAGCAGGACAACGGAGAGGACGACCCGGCACAGAACGCCATCGACCGGGCAGAGCTTCCGGCAGAGGCCATCGCGCAGAGGATGAACGAACTGGTGGCCCCGCTGGTGCAGGCCATACAGGAAGGCCGGGATGCAGACGAGGCCATGAATGTACTGGCGGAAGCGTGGCCGGAACTGCCGGATGACACGCTGCGGCAGTTGCTGACACAGGCATTTTTTGTGGCGGATATCTGGGGGCGACTGAATGCCGACAGCTGACGATGTTGACCTGGGGTATGCGTACACCCTGCAGCCGGAAGAAGCGATTAAGTATTTCGAAAGCAAGGGATACGTTATCGGCTTCCGCTGGCACGATGTGAAGGACATCGCCAACGCCCGGGCGTTCACGGTGGCGGGCGTGCTGAAACTGGATGTGCTGAAGGATATCCGTGATGGCCTGACGGCGACACTGGCTGACGGCGGGACGTTCCGGGAATTTGCTGCACAACTGGAACCACTGCTGGAATCAAAAGGCTGGCTGGGTAAAAAGCTGATTGTGGACGAGGACACCGGCGAACTGCACGGCAGACAGCTGACGCCGCGCCGGTTGCGCACGATATTTGATACCAACATTCAGTCGTCCTACAACGCCGGACGTTATCAGCAGCAGATGGCGAACGTGGCTGACCGGCCTTATTTTGAGCGCGTGGCGGTGATGGACCTTCACACCCGTCCGAAACACGCCGCCCTGAACGGTTTTACCGCCCGGGCGGATGACCCGGTCTGGGAGTTTTTATACACCCCGGACGGTTATCACTGCCGCTGCCGTATCCGGGCGCGTTCGGCGTCTGATGTGGAGAAATATGGCCTGATGGTACAGAGCAGCGAGGGGCGACTGATTGAGGTTGAGCAGGAATATGGCCAGCCGGGCCAGACCATCAGAACAATGGGGCTGAAGATGCCGGATGGCTCCGTATACACCGCTGACCCGGGCTTCGGTTTTAACCCCGGTCGGGTGGCATGGCAGCCGGAACTGGAAAAATACGATTACCGCAGCGCCCGCCAGTATGTCACCGGCACCCTGACCGGGCCGGATTTTGCCCGGGGACTGGCGAACGTCAGCGAACTGGATGCGCGCCAGCGATATCCGCTGGCCATCCGTTCACCGGAACAGGTCGCCGCCACGGGGGCCGCACGGCAGACGGTAAACCTTACAGCTGACGTTATGAAGCGCCTCAGTGCAACAGACACGCCCCCGACCGCCGCCGACTATGTGCTGATGCAGCAGACCATCGAACGGGCGGAGCATGTCACGCAGGACGGCAACGCGTGGCGGTATGCGTTACAGTCGGGCGACCGCTGGTCAGTGGCGACGGTTGAGGATGACGTGCTGACAGACTGGGTTATGCAGGACACCCCGGAGGCATCATGAGCACCGGTAAACTGGATATTAAGATTGATTTAAGCGCGTATAACACCACGCTGGGGAAACTGATTCGTTCCGTGAAGGACCGGCGCGACCTGATGACGGCGCTTGCGGGTTCCATGCTGGATGCGGTTGAGACTAACCTGGAACAACAGGGGCGCCCGAAATGGATGGGCTGGAGTCCGGCTTATGCGAAGCGACGCGGCCCCGGGCAAATCCTTCAGAAGTCCGGGCGACTGGCTGCCAGTATCCGCTCTGCGGTTAACAATAACGAGGCCACGGTCGGGACAAACGTCCGTTATGCCCGTATCCACAACGAAGGCGGCGAAATCCGCCATCAGGCACGGACGCAGAACCTGTATTTTAAACAGTACAAAAACGGCAGCGTTAGCACCCGCTTTGTGAAAAAGCGCAACAGTAATTTTGTACAGAGCGCAACGGTCGGAGCGTATACGGTCAACATGCCCGCGCGCCCCTTCCTTCAGCTTGTGCAGGATGACATCGACGAGCTGGAGAACACCGCAAACCGCTATTTTGCGCGTGTGATTGACTGAATGGCCACAAACGCGCTGTAATCGCCTGTGACAACATAAACGCCTCATGGATGAGGCATTACAGCACTGCACCCCGTAAATACTGTCAGAATCGTTTTTAAAAGGGTTTTAAAAACGGTTTTATTTCCCCTTTTATCCTTTCCTGTTATGGCGGGGTGCTGAACACCTTCCACAGTACCCCGTGTTCCCCTTCCGTCATCATGCCGCGTATGAAGATGAACATTGCGGCGTTAAGCCTCGAAATTACTAAAGCAACCCACAGCGAAATCCAGCTGTTTCCGGCGGGCGAGTTCAGCGCGGTGGATGGTCGCCCACATACCGATGAAGTCGAAAGCGGTAAATGGGTGCTGACCGCTGAACTGGCCGCGCAGCTTGTCGCACAGGTGGCAGCCCGTACCACGCCTTTTGTCATTGATTACGAACATCAGACGCTGCGCGCCGTAAACAACGGCAAGCCCGCCCCGGCGGCGGGCTGGTTCAGCCAGGTGGAATGGCGTGAAGGCGCGGGCCTGTATGCCACCGGTGTGGAGTGGACGGATAACGCGGCGGCCATGATTGCCGCCGGTGAGTACAAGTTTATTTCCCCTGTTTTTGCCTACAACAAGCGCGGCGAAGTGCTGGAGCTGTTACATGCTGCGCTGACCAATACCCCTGCGCTGGACGGTATGGACGCGGTCATGCTGGCTGCGGCCAGCCGTCTGGCGAGTCTGTCAACTGAAACGGAGACCACAACGGTGGATGAAGAACTGTTAAACGATTTGCTGTCCAGTCTGCGCTGGATGCTTAACCTCCCGGTTACCTCAACGGCGGAAGATATTAAAAGCGAGCTGCAAAAGGTCGTTGACATGATTTCGAACGGTCAGGGAACGGCGGCGGCATCCGTCAGCCTGCTGGCCCTGCTGAATCAGAAAGACGAGCAAATCGCCAGCCTGTCAGCAAATGCTTATGACCCGTCAAAACACATTTCCCTTGCTGCCTTTGAAGAACTTCAGGGGCGTTATGCCGCACTGGCGCAACAGTCCGGTGAGGCCGAAGCCGGGGCACTGATTCAGGCGGCGCTGTCTGACGGGCGACTGCTTCCGGCACAGGAAGACTGGGCGAAAGATTACGCCGGTCGCGATATCAACGGCTTTAAGTCCTGGCTGGAGAACGCGCCGAAACTTGTTGCACTCAGTCAGACCCAAACCGGCGGCAAAGCCCCCAAAACACCGTCACCGGCCCCGGCGCAGATTAAAACCGGCGATGACGTCGATGTCGATATCGCCATTTGTTCAATGATGGGCGTTGATCCAGAGGATGTCGCCCGTTACGCAGGAGATAAGTAAATGGATCGCAATACCCCCTACCGTGACGGCGAGCTGAACCCGGTGCCGGTTGCCGCTGCGACCGAAATTTTTGGTGGTCATATGGTGGCCGTTAACGCATCCGGTTATGCCGTTCCGGCCAGTGCCACTGCCTCACAGATTACGCTGGGCGTGTCTGATGGCTGGGCGGATAACAGTACCGGCAGCGATGGCGATGTCACCGTTCTGGTGCGTTGCGGCAAAGATTTTCTGATGGTGAACAGCACCTCAGACCCGGTCACACAATCGCAGGTCGGCAAGCTGTGCTACGTGGAAGACAGCGTAACCGTGGCAAAAACCGACAACAGCAGCGCCCGTCCTGTCGCAGGGAAAGTGATCGGCATCTGTGGCGATGGCGTCTGGGTTCATTTCAGTTAAGGAGTAAAACGTGTTAGTCAACGTTAAAAACGTCAAACAGATTTTTATCAATCTGAAGGCCACCTTCCAGAAAGCCTTCGACCAGTCGCCAACTGACTGGCAGAAGGTGGCAATGGAAGTGCCATCAAACGGCAAGGAAAACGACTACAGCTGGTTAAGTCGTTTCCCGAAAATGCGCGAGTGGATTGGTGACAAGGTCGTCAAATCACTGGCGGCATTTAACTACACCATCCGTAACAAGGACTGGGAAGCCACGGTTGAAGTCGATCGTAACGACATCGAGGACGACCAGATTATGGGCTATGCCCTTCAGGCGAAAGGGGCCGGACAGTCGGCAGCAGAGCTACCGGCAGATATTGTGGCGTCCCTTATCAGTAACGGTTTTACCAATCCCTGTTACGACGGTCAGATGTTCTTTGATACCGACCACCTGGTCGCCGGTAAATCGGTGTCCAACAAAGGCACCAAAAAACTCAAAGTTGGCTCGCTTGCCGAGGCGAAAGCCTCCTACGGTGCCGCCCGTACGGCCATGCGTAGTCTGAAAGATGACGAAGGCGCATCCCTCAAAATTCGCCCGAATCTGCTGGTTGTGCCACCGGCGCTGGAGGATGACGCGAACTACCTGATGACCGCCGAGAAGTTCCCGGACGGCACGCCGAATCCGTACCGCAATACCGCCGAAGTGCTGGTGATGCCGGAGCTGGCGTCGGATTCTGCGTGGTTCCTGTTTGACACCACCAAACCGGTGAAACCGCTGATTTATCAGCTGCGTAAAAAGCCTGTTTTTGTGGAGCAGACGGACTACAACAGCGACAACGTCTTCAAGCGTAAGAAGTTCCTGTTTGGTGCCGAAGCGCGCTGTAACGGCGGTTACGGCTTCTGGCAGATGGCATTTGGTTCTGATGGTACGACGGAGTAAAGCATGGAAAAGGTGATTGAAATTACCGCCCGCCGTGAGGGGTTTCGCCGCTGCGGTGTGGCACACAGCGCAACCACGAAGGCATGGCCTGTGGATGCGTTCACCCCGGAACAGCTGGCGGTGCTGAAGGCGGACCCCATGCTGATTGTGGTGGAGCGCGATAAAGCGTCCGGCCAGAACGACACGGCCCGGGGGGATGAACTGGCCGCACAGCTGGATGCCGAACGCCAGAAAGTCAGCGAACTGACGGCGCAGCTGGAAGAAGAGCGCGGGAAGGTCCGGGAACTGACAGCGGCGCTTAAAGCAGCGCAGAAAGCGGACAAAAAGGAGAAGTAACCCATGTCTTACGCCACACCGGAACAGTTCATCAGGGCGTTCAGTGAACGCGAGGCGCGCACACTGACGGATGAAGACATGACGGGATTCATCGACGAAGAAAAGCTGGCCTCCGCGCTTGCGCGCGCCAGTGCCCAGATTGATGGCTATCTGGTGGGGCGTTACCGGACCCCGTGGCCTGACAGCCCGGGGATTCTGGTGGGTTATTGCTGCGATATCGCCCGTTATCACCTGGCGACCGATTACCGTATCTGCTCAGAAGAAATTCAGATGCGCTACCGGGACGCCATCCGCTTTCTGGAGAAAGTCGCGGCAGGACAAATCAACCTCGGGCGGGATACGTCCGGCAGCGTGATCCAGTCATCGTCACAGGTGCGTATCCGCTCCGGCTCCCGTCAGTTCGGGCGTGAGTCCACGCGGGGAGGTGCATTCTGATTACTGAAATTGAACGGGCGCTGGTTGAGCGTCTGCGCTGTGGCCTGGGGCATATGGTGCAGGATGTCCGCACCTATGCCGGTGAACTGGATGAAGACCCGGGCCGGATTGTTCGCAGCCTTCCGGCAGCCTGGGTGACGTTCGGCGGCATCGTGAAAACCGAACGCTATTCCACGTCACGCCGGAAATACATTGCCACCGGACGCTTTGTGGTTGTGGTGGGTGATTACAACACCCGCAGCGAACAGAGCGCCAGACAGGGAGGCTCTGTCCGGGATGAAGTCGGGACAAACCAGCTGGTTGAATCCGTCCGTCGCCTGCTGACCGGTCAGGATTTGGGGCTGGAGATTGATTATTTCGAACCCGGGCGGGTCAGGACGCTGTTTAACACCGGCGTGGCAGAACGGGCAATGTCCGTGTTTGCCTGTGAGTTCGATACCCGCTGGGTGGAGCACGCGCTGGAGAACGGCAAATGGCCGGAGCGTGGCGCAGAAGCGGACCGCCTCTTCAACCGCTACCACGGCAGGCTGTCAGACCCTGACCCGGATTTACTGCGAATTGGTACGCAATACGGCGCAGATATCTGTGGTCTGGATGAATTAAGAGAGCAACAGCATGAACAAAATGAAGGTTAAGGCGGCTCCCGGGATGAAGTTCCCGATGGAGGATAACGCCCGGAAATACATCACCACGGAAGCGGTGACCGTTGAGAATACCGCTTATTACCGGCGCGCCGTTCAGGACGGTGACCTGATTCTGGTGAATGATGAGCCTGAAACCACCGTGACGGCTGAACAGGACGCCGTGCAGGTAAAAGCGAAGGCGAAGAGAGAGAAACAGGTGGATTCCGATGAGTGAAATTCAGTTTGACACCATTTCGGGCGGCATCCGTAAGCCCGGTGTGCATTTTGAGTTCTATACCCGGCTGGCCGTTAACACGCTGCCGGGTAACGAACAGCGTGTTCTGGTGATTGGCCCGATGCTGTCAGGCGGCACCGCCACGCCCCTGAATGCTGTTTCCGTGTATTCCGAAGACGAAGCGGATTTGTATTTCGGGGCCGGTTCGCTGGCCGCTGCAATGGCGCGCGCGGCCATTAATGCCAACAGCTATCTGCAACTGGATGTTATCGGTATTGCAGACAGTGGCGCAGGAAAGGCAGCAACCGGCGCGGTTACCGTCAGCGGTACGGCAATCAGCAGCGGCACACTGTCGGTATGGGTTGCCGGTGAGCAGGTCACGGTGGATGTGGAAACCGGTGATGAACCGTCGAAAATCATTCCGGCACTGGTGGAAGCAATGACGCAGACGCCCTCGCTTCTGGTGACGGGGGAATACAAATCAGAAACCTCTCAGCTGACGGTGACCACCCGGACCAAAGGAGCCTGGGGGAATGACATTACCCTGTCAGCGTCCACCACGGCAGGCGGTCTGACCGTGAACGCCACGCCGATGGCGAACGGCGAAATGGACCCGGATATTCAGCCCGCACTGGATGCAGTTTTCGCCGCCGGTCACAACATTCTGATTTGTCCGTTCAGTACCACGCCAGCCCTTGCCGCCCTGAAGCAGCATCTGGAGAAAACCGGGAACGCGATGGAACAGCGCGGCGCGATTGGCTGTGCGGGCTGGACGGGCAGTCTCGGGAACGGGATCACCCTGGCAGCTGGTGTGAACAGCGGGCGCGTGTCCGTCCCCTGGTATCGCGGCTCCGTGAAGCTGCCAGCGGTACTGGCTGCCATCTACGGCGCTGTGATGGCGGGCGAGGAAGACCCGGCACGTCCGCTGAACTCGCTGGCGCTGTCCGGGCTGGATGTGGTCGCCATGTCACAGCGTGAAAGCCGTAACGAGCAGGAAAACGCCCTGCATAACGGCCTGACGCCGGTTGAGGTTGGCCCGGGTAACACGGTGCAGATTGTGCGTGCGGTCAGTACGTACACGGTTAACGCACAGGGCGTGACTGACGTCTCGTTACTGGATATCACGTCCATCAGAACGCTGGACTACACCCGCAAGGCGTGCCGCGAACGCATCAGCCTTCGCTTCCCGCGCGAAAAACTCAGCACCCGTACTATCGCAAAAGTGGAAAGCGAACTGTATGACGTGCTGATTAAGCTGGAGGAAGCGGAGATTCTGGAGAACGTGGAAGCGAACAAGGCAAAGCTGCGCGTTCAGCGAAACGGGAAAGATGCAAACCGTCTCGACTGCGTGGTTCCGGCGGATGTGGTTAACGGCCTGCATGTGTTTGCCGGTCGCATCGACATGATTTTGTAAGGAGCGCGGTAAATGTCCATTAAAGAATATGTCGGCTCGATTGTGCTGGAGGTGGACAGCCAGGAAATCGAGATCACCGACTTCGATGTTCAGATCAACACCGGGCGAAAGCTGGTCAAGACCATGAACAAAACCGGCAGGGCTAAAGGCTTTGCCCGTGGCATTGCCACTTACGATATTTCAGTTTCGGCGGTTATCCCTGATACCAACGAGCCGGACTGGGAAAATCTGGAAGGTGTGAAAATCTCAATTTATCCGCTCAGTAACAGCGGCAAGCGCACCTCCTATCTGGACTGCTTCACAACCGAAGTGGGTGAGAAATACACCGTCGACAGTGAAGCGAAAATTGATATCAAAATGGCTGCACTCAGGAAGGTGACGGGATGACTTTGATTAATACACATACCGGCGAACTGTCAGTTGGCGTGGAGTTTAACGGTATCCTTCATAAAAACTTTGAGCTGCGTCTGCCGGTCATGCGTGATAACGGGCAGGCACTGGAAGAAACGGAAGAACGCTTTCAGACGGTGGCGGGATTCGCGGCGGATTATTACTACCGCTGTGCGGTGATGGCGGCAACGCTGGTCCGTCTGGGAGATATCCCGCAGGAAGAACTGACGGCGGAACTGTTGTATGACCATATGGTGCCGGAAGATTTTGAGATTCTGAAAGCGGCACGTGACATTCTGAAGGTAAAGCGGAGCGGCGGGAATCCCGGCTCGCCGGACTCCGGCTCGCAGTCCTCATCCTCGGGCGCTACGGAATAACCGAAGAGCAAATCATGACCATGAGCCGTCCCGAGCTGGACGGCTGGCTTGCCGCCGTTGACAGGCTGAACGGCGGCGGCTCAGGAAGGAAGGGCACCTCGCAGACCACCCGCCAGTCATTTAAATCCCTCAGAAAGAAACGCAGAAAAGGTAAGCAGAAAAATGGCCGGTAATTTCAAAGTTGGCATGACCCTGACTGCGAAGGACGAAGCCTCGCAGGTTCTGGAAAAGGGAAAAAAGAAGGTTGTAAAAGCCACTGAAGGAGTGGAAAAAGCAACCAAAAAGGCAGGTCAGGAGCAGAAACGCACCGATGATGAGAGCATCAACAGCACAAAAAGGGTTGTCACCGAATTACAGCGTGCAGCCCGTGCCCGGGAAACGCTTGGCATCCGTTCGGAGCATGAAATCCGCCGGGAAATCGCCCTTACTGAAGCCAGTTATAACCGCCTTGCCCGTAGTGGCGTCATGTCTGCCCGCGAACAGGCGCGGGCATGGCGTGCCACGAAAGAGCAAATCCGGGAACTGAAGCGGGAAATGCGTGGTGTCGGCACGCTGGCAAAGGCGGCCAATATTGGCGGCAACGTCCTGACGATTGGTGGTGGCATCGCAGCAGGTACTGCCATTATGACACAGCCGGTCAAAAAGCAGATGAGCTTTGATCGTCGATTGAGTGAAATGGCCAATACTGCCTTCAGTGATGGTGGTCTGGCAGGTCGACAGGCCGGGAAAGAAAAACTGAAAAGCAGTATTAAAAATGCCGTGATGTACGGCGGAGGCTCAAAAGAGGATGCTGCTGACACAATGAATGAATTGTTGGCAGCAGGGGTTGATTATGACACTGCGGATAAATGGCTTCCGCAGATTATGAAATATGCCACAGCATCAGGTGCATTACCAAAAGAGCTGGCGACAATTGCAGTATCCCTCAGAGATACTTTTAACGTCAGTGATAAAGATATTCCCGTTGCGCTGAATATGGCGATTGCAGCCGGTAAAGAAGGTCGGGTTGAACTGAAGGACATGGCAGAAGCCCTTCCCGGGCAACTCGGGATTGCGCAAAAAACAGGGATGTGGGGTCTGGATGGTTTTCAGAAGATACTGACAGCAAATGAAGCTGCGGGTATCACAGCCGGAAATGGTAAAGAGGCAGCCAATAACACGCTAAATTTTCTGGATAAAATTAACAGTAAGCAGGCCGCAGATGCTGCTGCAAATATAAAAATGGCCAACGGTAAGTATATTGATTTACCAGGAACAATGACCATGGCCCGTGAGCGAGGCATTGATCCGATTGAGGCGTTTAACCGGGTTCTTGATGCTGTTGTAAAAAACAATCCGGCCTATCAGGAACTTCAAAAAAAACTGGCTGCATCAAAGGATAAAAAAGAACAGGCTGAAATTCTGGACTCTATGGCCACTATTCTTGAAGGGTTTGGGGTTGGTGAGATCCTTCAGGACCGTCAGGCGCTACTGGGCGCTCTGGCCTACCGCCAGAATCCTGAGTTTCGCAAAAAGGTTGAAGCTGAAATTGAAAAACAACGGTCACTTCCTGAAGGTCAACGAACTGGTGATGTGGATTTCGAATTCACGTCAGGCACGAATGATTTTAAAACCGAACAGGCTAAAAACACGCTTGAATTTTCACAAATGGACAGCGTGAAAAAGCTGGCTGATGCGTCCGGTGCTGTGGCTGATGCCATAAGCTGGGCGGGTGAAAAGTTTCCGGGACTGACCACGGCAGTGGTGGCAGCCACGACCGCCATTGAAGCGATGACCGCAGCGGCCCTGACATGGGCCGGGGTCAAAATCCTGACCGGGGGAAAATCCGGTGGCAAGATTGGCGACGTTGTTGGTGATGTGCTTGAAACCACAATTAAGAAAGGCAAAGGGTTAAAACTTCCCGGCATTGCCGGTGGCCTGCTTTCTTTCGGTGGCACCGTTACGGCACTGGCTACCGCAACCAGCCCGGAAGAAGACGCCGCCGTCGAAGGAAGCGAGGAGCGCTGGAAAAATATACGGGCTAAATATCCTCAGTGGCTGATTGATGCTGCCCGTGAAAAATATCAGCCGTGGTGGCAGTTTGGCGAAGGTTACTCAACAGAAAACGAGAAATGGATCCAGCAGTATCTTGACGAACTGAAAAAAACCGGGGTTATCGCCGGTGATTCTCTGCCGACACCAGAACAAGTCCGACAGCAAGCCGGGATGACCGCGGCTGATACCATTAATGCATCCGGTAAACGTGGTGGTCAGCCCGGCGTTCAGAATGGCGGACAGCCGCCAGCGCCCCCGGTTAACGTCACCACTCAGGTGGTGCTCGACGGGCAGGTTATCGCAGAGGCGGTGAATAAATACAACCTTCAGGACGGTAACAGAGGCACGGGAGGCACTTACTGATGGGCTGGGCTGAAAACCTGCAAAACGCCTCCTTTCGTGGCGTGCAGTTTGATGTACTGAACACGGATGAACAAATCAGCCGCGACCATGCGGTCTATGAATACCCGTTTGTTGACGGGGCAGATTTGCACGACCTCGGACGCAAGGCGCGACCGTTCCGCATGACGGCGTTCCTGTGGGGGGAGTATTACGAATATAAACTTGAAAAGCTGATCGCCGCCCTGGATAAAGGCGGCGATGGTGAGCTGATTCACCCGGTTTACGGCTCCGTTCCGTCGGTGATTGTGACCGGCTACAGCATTCGCCATGACGCAGAAAGCCCGGACAGCTGCACCATCGACATGAGCTTTCTGGAGAACCGCACCGGCAGCGCGTTGTTCAGCACCCCGTTACCGGAGTTGTTTGCACAGAAGTTATTTGAAGAACTGGATAAGTTACTGGCACAGTTAAGCGAATTATTTGACGCTGTTACAGCCCCTTTAAAGACCATTAACAGCGTGATTAAAAAAATCCAGACAGTGCGCGCCACACTGGTAAATACCCTGCTGACGTTCAAAAGCGATTTTCTCTCATCCATCGACAATATGATGTCGCTGGCCAGCGAACCCGGAAAGTTCATCGGTGGGCTGGCAGAGGTGCTGGAAATCCACACGTCAGATGTCGGGCACGCGGTGCCGGTGCTGGAGCGTTCTGATTCCGCCACCACGACCGGGCTGACCGGAGAAGACAGCGTCGCCAGTTCTGCGACCGTGATGACCTGCTGGAATGAGGTGATGGCAGATATGGATGAGCTGGTCGCGCTGCCGGTCGCGCTGGTCAGCGGTGATAAAACGCCGTCTGTGGCACTTCCGCCGGATGCGTCCGTGGAAGACGTGCAGGACGTGAAAGCGGCTTATGCGGTTCTGGCGGCCTCAGAGCTGGCCAGCGTGGCGACGGCGATACTGTCAGATGAGGCCCAGTCAGAGCAGCTTATACCGGCGGATATCGGGCGACTGGTCGGGGATGTGCGCACCCGCTTACAGGCAGCCATCACGCTGTTCCGTGAACGCTATGAAGGCGAACGCGAATGGATAACCGAAACCGCATCACCACTGGGGCTGATGTACCCGGAAATCATTCAGAGCATGAAGAACGTGGCGGCATCCGTGCAGGATGTCGGCCTGCTGGTTCTGTCACGCCGCCCACCGCTGACGCAGAAACAGGTGCAGGCGGACAGCTGTCTGCTGTTGCTGGCGTGGCAGTGGTACGGTGATTACAGCCGTGCGGCAGAGCTGCAACGTCTGAACCCGCAGCTGCGTGACCCGAACAACATAACCGCCGGGATGGTGATTAATGCCTATGCAAAATAACGACGACAAAATCAGCCTGGTCATTGCCGGAAGGTCGCATTCTGACTGGAGCAGTTATCGTATTGACAGCGATTTCCTGAAAGCCGCCGACGGGTGGCAGCTTCAGCTGGGACTGCCTGAAAAGGTGTTCCCGGCGGATATCGTCCGGGGTGCGCCGGTCCGTTTGCAGGTGGGAGACGAGACGGTCCTCAGTGGTCGCGTGGACAGCGTGCGCCGCAGTGTATCCCGTCAGAGCTGCACGCTGACCCTGTCCGGGCGTGATGATGCCGCCATCCTGGTGGACTGTGCCGCACCGGTGTTCAGCGCCAACCAGCTGACACTGGACGAGGTCATCGACAGGATAGTCAGACCGCTGGGGATACAGCGCATCCGTATTCAGGCGTCCGGTGTGTCACGTAATGACAAGGTCGTTATAGAGCCGGGGATGCGTGCGTGGGATGCACTGGCTAAAGCTGCCGCCGGTCGCGGCTTATGGCCGTGGTTTGAGCCTGACGGGACGCTGGTTGTGGGTGGCCCTGACTACACCACCACGCCGGTGGACACGCTGATTATGAAGCTGGACGGCACCGGGAACAACGTGATGGAGCTGGACGATACCCGGTCCATTAACGGCTGTTTCTCCGAGCTGACGGTGCTGGCCCAGAGCCACGCCCGCCGCGCAGACAGCAAGAAACAACTGGCCGTGGTGCCGCTGGATATCTGGAACAAGGACGGCAGCGTGCGCACATTATCCGGGCAGGACAGCGGTAATACGGACAATGGTCAGACAGGCATTCATAACATGAAAGCCGTGGCCACCGACCCCGCCGTGGATTATTACCGCCCGCAGATAATCACCCAGGGCGACACCAGTAACATGGAGCAGGTGAACTGGCGCGCCAAAAAAATGATGAGTGATGCCCGCCTGTCGGGGCTGAATATCGTCGCACTGGTTGCAGGTCATCGCACGACGGACGGTGTCCTGTGGCAGCCCGGCCAGCGTGTGCGAATTGTCAGCGAACCCCACGGCATTGATGCCATCTTTTTCCTGATGGGGCGTGAGTTCAGCGGAGGCCGGAGCGGGCAGACAACCCGGCTCCGCTTTAAGGAGGATGGCGTGTGGATACCAGATGCCTTCCCGCGCGAGAAGAAACGCCATCACCGCAGGGGCAAAAAGAAAAAAGAGGTCGCCATTGTTAAGGTCTGGGAGAAATGATGTGGGACAAGGTTAATCAGCGCATACAGCAGGCACTGGCCGCCGTTCGCCAGGCATTCAGGGTGGTGACCGGTACGGTGGACAGTTCGACCAAAGTACAGCTACTTCAGCTGAACGGGCTGGCAGGCGAACAGCTGGACGGTGCGGAGTATTTTCAGCATTACGGCCTCACCACATCCCCGCCGCCCGGCTCGATGGGTATTGCCGTTCCGCTGAATGGTAATACCTCCCATACCGTCGTCGTGGCCACAGAGCACGGCGCATATCGCCTGACGGAACTGAAACCCGGCGAGGTGGCCCTGTATACCGACGAAGGCGCGAAAATCGTACTGAAGCGCGGGCGGATTGTTGAAACCGAATGTGACGTTTACCGGGTGAAATGCAAACGCTATGAGGTTGAGGCAGAGGAGAACGCCGCATTCACGACACCGTTACTGACGGCCAGCGATAAGCTGACGGTGGAAGGTAAAATCACCGGCAACGGTGGCATGGCCATCCGTGGAGGCAAGGAATACGCCGCCACCTTTGAAGGCAATATCAACCATGTGGGAGGTGTGATTACCTCCGTTGACGTCACCATTAATGGCGTTAAAATCGGAACGCATAAACACGATACCCCTCACGGCATATCTGGCCTGCCGCATAATTAAGTGCTGAACACCCTCACCTGATTCTGACCTGTCCATGCTGCCAGACTGGCGGCATGGACCAGACGATTTCACCTGCAACCGGCGACTACGAACGCCGCCGGATTTATACACTCCATAACGCGGTTTATCTGCGACTGGCGACACCGCTTGGCAGTTACTGGGCGGATGCGTCGCTGGGGTCACGCCTGCACGAGCTGAAGCGGGAAAAAGACGTTTCCCGTGTCCACAGGCTGGCGGCGCAGTATGCCAGCCAGGCACTTCAGCCCCTGCTTGATGACGGGCGGGCGACAGCCATTACCGTTGACACGAAAGTGGGCCAGCGCGGCTGGCTGTTGCTGTTAATCACCGTCACGGATAACGCGGGCACACCGCAGACGTTTGAACACCCTGTGAGGATTATGTAATGCCGTTTCCTGTTCCGGGCGTTGCTGAAAACACAGAACGCCAGCTACGTGATATCGCTAACGCCCTGCCGGGAGAAACCATAGATACCGGCGCTGACAGCGATTACCGCATTCGTGCAAATGCCGTATCCGGCGTGGCGGACGGGCTTTATATGCATCAGGGGTGGATCCTCCGTCAGGTGTTTCCTGACACGGCAGACCCTGAATATCTGGAGCTGCACTGCCGCACGCGCAATGTTTTTCGTAAAAAAGCAACAGCCTCATCCGGTCCGGCAGTGATTACCGGCACACCCGGTAAGACGCTGCCAGCCGGTGCGGAAATTCGTGGTGAAGGTGTCAGCGTGGCCACCACCGCAGACTGCACCATCGGTGATGAAGGCAGCGCGGAGGTGACGGTAAAAAGCACCACCAAGGGTGCACAGACGAATGCATCCGCGACGCAGACGGCAACGCTCGTCAGTCCGCCGGAAGGCATCAACAGCACGGTGACGATTAAATCCCTGACCGGCGGAACGGACAGGGAAAGCGACGCCGACCTGCTGGCGCGTTATCTGGATATTCTGCGCAGGCCGCCCGCTGGCGGTAACAAATATGATTACAAACGCTGGGCGCTGGAAGTGGATGGTGTTACCTCGGCATATGTGGAGCCATTGCGTCGTGGACTGGGGACGGTTGATGTGGCCATTACGTCAGCCAATGACCTTCCCTCGCAGGAACTGATTAATGCCGTGCTGGCTCATATTGAGGAAGTCCGCCCGGTGACAGCGAAGGACACGATGGTGCTGGCCCCGACGAAAAAAGCCGTTGATTTCGTTGTCCGGGTAAAAACCAGCGGCCTGACCGTTGAACAGATAAAACCGCAGATAACTGACGTTATCACGGATTTTATGAACCGGCTGGAGCCGGGGCAGGAATTAATTATTTCACAACTGGAAACCCAGATTTCATTAATTTCCGGTATCAGTGACCGGCGAATCATTACGCCAGCAGGCAACGTAAAAGCCATTATTAACGCGTCAACGTGGGAATGGCTGCGCCCCGGAAATATTGATATTCAGCCTTTTCCACGTGAGGGGTGATTTTATGAATATGGTCGATTTATTTCGCGCCATGCTGCCACCTGTCAGTTATGACCCGAACGGGAAATATATTTCCGCAGAACTGACCGCCGAGGCTGACGTCATGGAGGCCGTGAAGGCGTCAGCGGCGCGCGTTCTGGCACAAATCACCCCGTTGCAGGCATCGATGACGCTGTCCGACTGGGAGCGTGTGTACGGTATTGCCCCCCGTGAAGGGGCAACACAACAGGAGCGGAGGCAGAACATTCTGGTGAAAATGGCAGCCACGGGCGGGCTGTCAATCCCTTACTTTAAGAGCCTTGCCGCCAGTCTGGGTTATACCATCACCATTACGGAGCCACGACCGTTCCGGGTGGGGATAAACCGCTGTGGCGATCGTCTGCTGATACCGGAAATCCGCTGGGCGTGGCAGGTCAACGTTATCGGGACAAAAACACCGCTCTACCGGTTCAGAACGGGGGCATCGGCAACCGGTGAACCGCTGACGGCCTTCGGTGAATCCATTTTAGAAAATACCTTTAAAGACCTTAAACCGGCTTTTACAGACTGTTATTTCACGTATGAGGTGGAGGAATAATGCGGAATTTAATGCCCCCGGTGAATACGCCGGACAAGTTATTTCATGACGGTGACCCGACTCAGGGAATTGAGGGAACCATCGTTACTGCTGAATTTATGAATAATCATCAGGCAGCAACGCGTGATTTGCAGCAGGAGGTGATTAACGTTCTTAAGGAGGCTGGCGTCACCCCTGACCCGGAAAAACAAAACCAGCTGGTTGAGGCGCTGACCTCGTTTATTGGTCAGAAAGTCCCGGATGCATCGCTGACGCAAAAAGGCGTGGTACAGCTTAACAGCGCTGTTAACAGTGAATCAGAAACAGAAGCAGCCACACCAAAAGCGGTCAAAATTGCGATGGATAACGCAAACGCCAGACTCGCAAAAGACCGTAACGGCGCAGACATCCCGAATAAACAATTGTTTCTGGATAACATCGGCGGTGCGCCGAAAACGCGCAAAATTAACAATATGCCCCTGACGTCGGATATCACTATCAACAACATCAGTGGCAACGCCGGAACGGCAACCCGGCTTCAGACGGCCCGCAGGATTAACAATGTGCTGTTTGATGGCACCAGCGATATCACCATCAGCAGCACCGATTCCGGCGCTGTGCGTGATTTCAGATACACCAGCGAAGTGTTTCACAATCCCGGTGGTAACGAAATTTCCTGGGTATTTCGCGCGCCTTCAGGTTGTATTTTGTCAGGTATTAACGTTCAGGAAACTGGCAGGAGCTCTGCGGATAACATCGGCGGCGTGTATTACAAACAAACTCAGATTTATATCAATGGCGGATGGCGCACGGTATCCGGCTAATTAAGGAGAAAATAATGGAACTCAGAAACGTCACGCGTTATTACCCGGAAGAGATGCCTTATGGTGAAAACATTCAGTATTTCCGCAGTGAGGACGGACAGGATTTTTATGAATCACTGGATAAATTCACGAAGAAATACAAATTGTGTATTCACCCTGAAACCGGCGTGATTTATTCGATGGCTGAAGACGTGTCCCGTCTTTATCCGGCTGGCTTCACCATTGTGGAAGTGGATGAACTGCCGGAAGGTTTTGGCATTGAAGCCAGCTGGTATTACAAAGACGGCGAAGTGCTGCCTGTTCCTGTTGATTATTCGCAACTGGCAGAAAAACAACGTCAGCGCCTGCTGAATGAAGCGAAGGACATCACCTCCGACTGGAAAACCGAGCTGGAGCTGGGCACCATCAGCGACGATGATAAAGCCCGTCTTATGCAGTGGATGGCATATATCAAAGCGGTAAAGGCGCTGGATTTAAGTCAGGTCAGCGATAAATCTTCCTTTGATTTAATTCAGTGGCCGGAAAAACCTGACGTGTAAAACAATAACGGTCGCTGTCTGGCGGCCGTTTTCAGTTCAGAGGCTTTATGTCTGTATTAATTTCAGGTGCGCTGATTAATGGCGCTGGCGTTCCGATGGCGGAATGCAAAATTTATTTAGATGCACTGGTTAATACCAGTGAAGTGGTCACTGAATCATTTGCGGTTATTGAAACCGATGCGGCGGGACAGTATGCCTTTGAAGCACAAAAAGGCAAATACACCGTACACATCAAGCAAAAGAACGGCCCTAAGTGCTGCGTGGGTGACATTTCGGTTTACGACGACTCAAAGCCCGGCACACTGAACGACTTTCTGACCGCCCTCGATGAAGGCGATTTAAAACCGGATGTTGTGAAACGCTTTGAGGAAATGGTGGCGCAGGCGCAGCAGAGCGCGGAAGCGGCAGCGAAAAGCGAACGACAGGCCGGGCAACATGTCGCTGATGCGCAACAAATTAAGAGCGACTGCGAGACGCTGGCGGATAACGTACAGCAGAATGCAGAAGCCGTTGCCGAAGATAAAAATCAGGTGGCGCTGCTGGCATCATCT